AGTAAATTTGGACTCTTTCTGATATGAGCTGTGTTAAGTCCTTATCCGCAGAGAAGATGGTTATATTCTCATCTAATGCAATCTTACAATATTGTCCAATTAAATCATCAGCCTCATTATTTGGGGATTCTATTTGTCTAACAAATACTTCTTCCAAGTATTGTTTAACCCTTTGTCTTTGGTGGAGATAAGATTCGTATTGCTCCTCACTCATCTCATTTCTTCTTTGTGCCTTGTAGTTTGGATACAACTCTTTTCTAACTGATGTATTGGACTCACTATCCCAACAAACGATTACCTTGTCGTAATTCTGTTCTTCTAAATGTCTTCTGATTGTGTTGATGAAGTGATATATTCCTCCTATGTGTTCGTTCTTATTGAAGAGGTCTCTAACTCCGTTGTAACCTATCATATAGAGGTTGTTGCCATCTATCAGTAAAGTTTTTGTCACTTCATTAAATTAGGTGTGAAAAATATTGTTTCTAATTAAGTATAGTTGTAAATGAATGCTAAGTCAAATAAAAAACCCCTCTTTGTGGGAGGGGTTTAGAAAAATGATTTTTTAATTTTACAATATAATGTATGATATACACAACGATAAATTGTTGTTTGTATTATCAAACTTGTACCAATTTATGTACTGTAAATTAACTGAAAAGTGTCCTTTTTCAACTCCAACATAAGAGTTCCACATAATTTTAGTTGGGTCGGAAACTTCTTTATTGAAGAAAGCAACACCTGAACTAGCACCAATATACATAGTTTTACTCATAAAACATCTTGCGCCTAATAATACAGGCACATTTGTAAAACTATTATCAGTACTATTAGTAAATCTAAGAAACCCTGAATTAAGTGTTAATCTTACAATTTCTGAATATTTGTAATTAACTTCAGCCATTGAAGAACCAACATCCACTGTTGTGGTTTGATAGAAATTCGCAGGGATTTGTGTAACAACACCAACTTTGTAATTAAATTTCTTTTGTGCGTAAGTGTAACTATTAAGTGTTACAAACGCCAACAATAACAATAACATTTTTTTCATAATTTATATATTTTTTTTTAATAAATATTCAGTAAAATAAAACTTTACCATTATTTTAATGCCACGAACCCACAATTAATATTAATTTTTGCGGTTTTTGATAATTTATCCCTAACAACACCCGGAATTACAATTCCAAAATCACCCATATTAACTATGAACTCAGAAGAACAACCTATCGAACCGTGGTCAATCTTAAAATTACCATTAGCGGTAATTTCTTTTTTTATTCCGTGAATTTCAATAACACCCTTTACGGTAACAGGATAAGTTCCATTCAAACCAAAATTAACATTTTTAATGTTAACTATTTCACCACTAAATGTTGATTTTGGAAATTTATCAGACTCCATATAATTTTCATTAAAATGGTCTTGCATAAGTTGACTGCTAAATTCAAACCCTTTTATGATTGTTGAAAATTGTACCTTACCTGTGGTAATGTCGAAAGCGGCAATTGAAAATTTATTAATACCTTTTATATCTTCTAATCCTGTTCCGGCGTCAAATGATATAATCCCCGTTTTTGTATAATATTTTTGGGAAAAAGATGTGGTTATAAAACCAACCATTAAAATAAATAATAATAATTTTTTCATAATTTTTTATTTTATAAATATTCTATTCTGTTATTTCCACTTCTTCGGACTCATCCAAAGTTATTTCACCTGAACCTGAAAGTATTGCGTTCCAGTATTGTGAATAATCCTTTTTATATTTTTCTAAATCTTCTTTGGTGTCTTGGATATACCCATTATGAACTGCGATTACCTTACCGTCTTTATACCCCAAACCATTTACGTGGTTTTTAAGGATTGATACTTTTGTTCTGATTGCATAAGATACAGTTCTTCCGTTCTTGGTTGCGGTAATGTGGTTGATTCCCGCATTCTTTTGATTACCAAATAAGAATACTAATGAGGACGCCAACCATAATGCCTCTCCACCCTTCGCTTTAATTGTGGGTTGTCCAAAAGGATTGTCAGGTAATTCCACCCAAGGTTGGTTTACCACAACCATTGAGTTATAATATGGATAATCTTCTTTCTTTGATTTGGTGATTCTTGAATGAACTCCCATACCAATCTTATCAGCCAATGTGGATGCGTTATGTTGTTTCCCACCTTTGCCATCAAAAGTCATTTTACAAGGAATAGAACCCACAGAATCCCACAAGAATAATAAGTTATATGGAACTTCACCTTTTTCTTGTGCGTCCAATACCTCATTAATGAAATCCGTTACTTGTTCAATATAATCAAATGAATCGTTAAAAATGAAATCACCATCCCATTCTCCGTTCTCATTCTTTGTAGCTTGTAATCCCAACTCAACCGCGTGGTCCCAGCTCCATTTCTTTTCAGTAATAATAAACACAGGTAGATGCCCTTTCTTTTGCGCATCTGCGGCCGCAAGTATCATAGCAGTTGTCTTACTACTATTACTATGTCCCAAGAACATATTAATACCCCCCATCACAGGACCTGGTATTCCGCAAGCATTGTGAAATGCCTCACCACAATTATAATAGTTTGTTTCTTTATATTTTGTTTTGGTTGAGAACTTATCTTTTATGTTCCCAATTCCACCAATATCTTTTTTCTTAATTCCTGCCATAAATTTTACTATTTTACATTCTAAATATAGTAAAAGTATTTGATTTGTCTACTAATATCGCGGTTCTATTTTCAACCCAATCTCCCGAATTTAGATAATGACCATCATTAGTCATTTTATCTGAGGGTTGGTGTATGTGTCCGCAGATGACACCGTAACACCCTTTTTTGTGAGCCATCTTTACGGCTTCGGATTCAAAATCATTTATAAAGTTTGTCGCAGTTTTAACCCCATTTTTAATTTCTTGTGATATTGATTTATATGGTAATTTCCTCCAAACTCTATATCTATTATACCATCTATTTAACCATAAAGCACCATCATATCCAACTGAACCAATCTTAGCCAACCATTTATATTTGGTTATAAAAACATCTATCTTGTCCCCGTGAAATATATAATAATTCTTTTTAACAAAAAAATCATCCGTTGTATTATCATATAACTCCAAAACATAATCTTCCATAACCTCAATCTTACCCAAATCAATATCCATAAATTCGGTTAAGAATTCATCGTGGTTTCCCCTAATCCATATAATCTTTGTTTTCTTTGATAACTTCAAAAGTTTTGTAATAACTTTTGTGTGTGGTTTCTTCCACTTGGAGCCGCGTTTAAGTGCCCACCCATCAACAATATCACCATTTAATATTAATAACTCGGTGGGGTGAGAATCAATAAACTCAATAAACTCTTTGGCTTTTGAATCTTTTGTTCCAAGATGCAAATCAGAAACAATTATTGCTTTATATTTCATATTCCGCAAATTAGTTTGGTTAAAATTATTAATGCTGCCGCTGTTGATACAACAATAAACTCAAAATTAATATCTACTTTTTTTTTCATATCCAATAATTAAAATCCTGTTTAAAAAACTCATCGTTGTTCCTATTCCACCAACACATAACCATAAGTTTCATCATATACCGTAAACTTTTTTTCTCAAATCTTCTAGAAGGAGTATAAACAAAAAGATTCTCCACTCTAAATTTACTCGGAGCAATTTTAGAACTAAGATGATAGTCCTCGGCAATTTTATCCTCATTATTAAACCCTTTTAATTTGTTAAATGTTTCAGTTTTAAACAACATAAACCCACCCAACGCAAATGGTGTTGTCTTTGAACTAACCCATTGCACAACATTAAATATTTTGTAAATCCAATCAAATTTACCATCTAATGTCTTAAACTTACAGGTTAACAAATCATACCTTCCTATAATCATTTCATTCAAACATTTAACAATTAAATCATTTTGTTTAATGTGAATGTCCGCATCCAAAAATAACACATAAGGAGTATCAACCAACTCAGCTCCTTTGTTCCTCGCAACCGATGGTAATCCGCCACCAACTATCTTTATTTGTTCTTTATATTTTTCTTGAAACTCTTTAAGTAAATTAATACTTTCTTGCTCTGTAGATGAGTCCGCAACAATTATTTTAAATTTTTCGGTTTGTTCTAAAATAAAAATGAGAGTCTCAATTATTAGAGAACTCTCATTTTTACAAGGTATTACTATTGTTAGTTGTTTATTCATACGAATAAATATCTAACAACAAATCTTTAGAATGGTAAGTCTGAGTCAACATCAGAATCCATTTGCGGGTCAACGTAAGATTTAGATTTTGAACTTCCACCAATTGTTGTGGTAGATTCATCACTATCTCCATAAACATAACCACCTTTGTCATTATCCCATTTCGGAGTTTTACCTTGAGCAATTGCTTCCAAATACTCAACAGGTTTTTTAGAATAGACATCTCTCCAAGTTAACTCATCACCCATCCACTCTTTCATTTGGTCTTTGTCCTCTGATAGTGGTTGAACGTCGTCATACATAATAGTTGATACAGAAGTGTATTCTTTACCTTTACCTGTTTTTGATTTTGTTAATTCAATAATCAAATCACGTCCTTTCTCAGCATCGGTTACATCACCCTTGTTCTTCCAAATAGGAATGATTTTATCAAGGATACCATCATTCTTATAGTTGTGTTTGAATCTCCAAAACTTTGGTCCGTCTTCTTCTCTGTCTCTGTCAATAACTTTAACAATGTAGAATTTGCGAGATTTGTATTGCTTTGCAAGTTCTTTATCAGAATCTTTTCCTGTGGACATTAATTCTTCGTAAACCTCATTTAATGGTGAACGTTCGTTGTCATTTTTTCCTGGGTCAAAGAATTTTTGCCATTGTCCTCCAACTTGGATTTCGTGATACCAAGCTTCTTTAAATGGTGAAGAACCATCGGGTGTAGGTAGGATTCTAATTCTTCTTTGTCCTGATTTTTCCTTGTCATTTAATAACAAAGCGAAATACTTTTTCATTCTTTCGTCTTGCGACATTTTGTTTTGGGCCCCGCCCCCTTGTGTTGATTTCTCATACTGTGCCAATACGGCGTCGAGTGAACTCATCATAGTTGTTTAATTTTAATTGTTTATTTATATTACAATAATAGTAATCACTTTGGGATATGTCAAATTAAAAAAGGGAGTCTTTTTTGACTCCCCTTTCACATTACATTTTTTCAAAATCTTTTTCGTCCGTTGGTAGGAAAGTATCTTTAATTTCATTATCCGAAATATCCGTCACATCGTCTGTTGTTAAGATATAATCTGTTTTTCCTGTTTTTTCAAATTCATCTTGTTTGTCGTTGAAAAAATCTGAAAGTTTTTGATTAAAGGGATATGAATCATATTTTCTTAAATCCAATTTTTCTTGTGGAGTTTTTTCTCTGTATTTTTCAATTTTGTTTTCAAGTGCATTTAATTTAGCCATAACACCATCCATCTCTTTAAGTTTACCTTCAAGGTTAGATAGTTGTGAAAATAAATTGTTAAAATACTCTTCTTGTTTTGTTTCAATATTTTCTTGAGATTTAACCAAGTCAGTGACATCAAGTTCTTCAGAGTCTCCTTTACCTTCCTCCGATTCTCCTTTTTCATCGATTTTTTCAACCTCATCATCAGTTTCAACATCTATTGGTGTTGGTTCTGTTGGAGGTGTTGCACCCGCTTCAGGAGCCGGTGGTGGGGGTGCCGCAGCACCCAAATCTCCTCCTGGTGGTGGGGGTGGTGGAGCATCTTGCTCCATAATATATTTGTTAATACTTTTATATCTTTCTATTTCACTAAGAATTTTTTTATCTATTGCCATTTTAATTATCCGTTTAATAATTGTTTTATACCTCTTGCGGTTTCTACTTTTACTTGTCTATTTACAGTTGTTTGGTGTCCAGCTCTTTCAATAAGTCCGTCCTTTTCTCTAACAACATAACAGTCGCCAGTTTCCAAATCACAAACTTCTTTTGTTCCGTTTCCTAAACTTTGTTCAGAATACTGTCCCTGTTTACCGAGATAGTTATTCAATTTTGATGTTAAGTCCATATTATATTTTATTTATAAATATCTGTTAATTATGAATATATCACATAATTATCCTGTACCATCCATAATTATTGTTAACTTAGTTAAATCAATATTAATTCCATTTGCTTCCGCAGCTCTTAATCCTTTTTCTAAATTTTTTCTAATATCAGGGTATGGTGATGTTGTTATATTTTTTTTCAACTCATCAACAGAAATTGATTTTTTAGGCCAATAACAATTATAATATGTGAATAAACCCTCTTTAGTAATTCTACCTAAATTATTCTGTAATCTTGATATCATAAACAATATAAATTGACTTGGTGTTTCAAAATTAACCATCGGTACACTATACGAACCTCCAACAACAGGAACATTAACACAAGAATAATTTTTAGATGTGAAAACAAAAGGTGAAAAATCATTCTCTAATGAGATTAATGCGAAATTATTTCCAAAAGCTTTAAATACGTTTGATTTAATTGTTTTAGTATAACATATCGCAAATATAATTGCTTGTAGATTTGAATCGGTTGTATATTGTTTTATTATATCTGAAAAATCTTTTTGGTTAATATTGGTATCTGTTGCGGCAATAGAAACAAACCCCTGTGTTTTATATGTTGGGTTAACTACTCCAACACAACCATTCGGTTCTGATTTAGTTATATCTGAATTTTTTTGTACATATTTTGATTTTGAAATCTCATCTGTACTCGTGCTTGGTGTTTGTTCTGTTTTCTGTGTAATTGCTTGTTCTATCTTAGTTAATAGATTTCTATTAATACTTTGTAAAAAACTATCTAACGCAGGGAAATCAAAGATTGCCTGTCTAGTTCCTGTGAACGTTGTTTGAAAATTACCAGGTGATATTACGTGACTCACATCTGTAATAAAATAAGGTCCATTAAACATTGGTACGTGTCTTAAATTAAAATACATTGTAGGTTGTATCAACGCATTTCCTAAAGAAACTACTTGACACCCATAACTCCTATTATTATAGTAATTCCACAAACTTACGTTTTGTGTTGCGGTATCTCTACCTGTCGCCTGATTTACCATATTAAGTAAAGTGTCTATTGATTCTGCGGTTGCTTTTCCATTATCTTGTGAAACAGTGAATGAGTTAAACACATTCTGATTTCTAATACCAATATCAACATTAAAACCAACGCACTTGTTAGATAACGCCCAATCTTTTTTACCTGATTGATTTTCAACTAGCGGATTGTCGTTTCTTTCTAATTGAAAAGCATCTGACCTAAATAAGAAATTTTTACTTTTATCCATATCTTGATAACTTGATGGTTTACCAACATAAAAACACACCATCTTTGGTCCTGATTCTCTATAGTCAACATTTAAAAATGTTCCCCACATATTATCCGCAAACTCATTTGAACCATCAGCTTTGGGTGTTGGTACTCCATCAATGCTTCTAACATTATAGAAGTTAACATATGCGGGTAAATTCATTACCGTAAAGTTATTTCTAATAAGTAATCCACTTATAAAAGTGTGAACTGACATTGTGAAGTTTATTGATTTTTCATTTAAAACTTCTTTAAGTGTAAAAATATCTAAAAATATTGTATCTCCAATGTTTCTTGATGCCCTATCTAAAAACAGAATATCTTCATAAAAAGTATTTGTTTTATAGTCTCCACCCGCAATCCATTTATCGTTTAATGCTTTTAAGTTTTCATATATATCAACTTTAGACTGTTGTCCTGAGACTTGGCTTTCAATTGTTTTTTCTTGTACTTCTTGGTAGTCAGGTAAACCTTTTCTTATCTTATCTAACACAGTATCCAATACATCATTTTGTAATTTACTACAAGAAGTAAGGTAATCGTTAATCTGAATGTTAAATTGATTTGTAGTAATTGTAGGGTTTTTAAGTTTTTGTGTTGCATACATTTTTATCAGTGTCGAAAGACTTTTTATATTATCTGAAGTGAATGCAATATTATTATCAATAAAAAAATCTGTAATATATGAACCAGAATCTTTATACGTTAACTGTTGTATTGTTGAAAACCCTACGTATAATTCTAAATCTTTCCACTCATTGGAGTGAGCCGCTTTAGAACTATTTAATGTTGTTTGTGGTGGTAATGTTCCGTTGGTGTATGCCCCGAATCTTTGTGCAAAGACATTATTAAGAGTGTTTCCTGTTACTTTATTGTTCAAGGTTTGTACACCTGTTAAACTTAAGTTATGTTGTAAAAAAGAATCAAAAATATATCTATTATAATCTGAAGGATTACCATATCTAAAAATAACATCGTACTGTAAGAAATTCTTAATTATTAACGAAAAGTTATTAAGTTGTGAACTTATTGAACTTGAAAAATAACTATCATTTGTTTCATTTTGTTTTGGTGAATTTATAAACATTAAACTTCTAAACAACAATTGGAAGTTTTTAAAATTAACATTTGAATCACCTAATGATTGATTAAATGTTGTAGATTGAGATGTAACTGTTATATTGTCTACAGGACTTGAAAACTGTATAAACTCTTTTTCAAATAAATCTAAAATGTCTTTATTAAAAACAGAAAAAATCTCTTCTATTTTAGAGTAATTGTTTGTATTAAGTAAATTAAACGGTGATAAGTCATCTCCTAAAC